CCATTTGTAGAGGTACATATGGGCAATAGAACATACCTGCGTCATAAGGAGAAGAACCCTTATAACCAACCATGTAGAACTGATTAGCAGCTCCTAGGTTTGCAGAATATGGATCAATATAAACACGGAAGCGACCATTTAGAACGCCTGCGAATGTATTGCCTGTATCGTCTACATTCAAGTTTGTAGAAAGAGCTGGGGTATAGTCTAGAACACCAGACATAGCTAATGCACTTGCAACGTCTGCAGAGCAAACGATGAAGTTACCTTTTCCTCTTCTTGTGTCTTGTGCAATGTGGTTAGCATCACGTTCAATATTGAACAATAGACCTTTGAAGCGTTCTACAGACCAACGACCATTGGAGTCAACGTCTAAGTCGAATGTACCAGCGGTTGCGGTTGAAGGTGAACCATTCTTAGCAACTTTGTAGATTGTACGAACAACTTCGCGATTGATCTCAAACATGAATTCTTGAGATAGAATATTTGATAATTCTGCCTCTGCGTCAAGACCGTGAATTGCTTTCAAGTCTTGTGCCAATTCAACAGTGTATTCTGCCTTCAATGCTCTGCTCTTAGCAGTAACTGTTGTCTTGTCAATTGAGAATGACATTTCACCAAAATTCTCTTGAGCTTCCATTGAAGCTGTCATTGTAGCATTACCAGTGTTGTATGTTCCAAATACTGGGTTGTTACCTGTAGCATCTTGCATTGAGCTTGAGAATGAAGTATTTGCTTCATTGTACAATGCTTCACGACGTGTTGAGGTGTTGTTACGCTCTGAACCATACATTGATCTCATTGCGAAGATCAAGCCTGTTGGGCCAGTCATAGGTTGTACACCGCAAATGTCATATGCCATTAGGTTAGGCATTGCACGACGTACTAGACCAATCATGATTGGATCGTACTTGTCAATACCGCTTGTGGCTTGAATGTTGTTTGCAGGTGTTTCGAAAAGTGCTTGACGCTCTTCTCTCAAAGATCTTTCCTGATTTTCAAGCAACACTGCTGTTACTTGACGCTTATATGAATCTTTAATAGGAGCTAGATCGGGATGATCTAAAATTGCTGCCCATTTTTGTTGTGCATTTTCTGATAAAAACATTTAATGTCTCCTTGTTTAAATTTGGATAACTTATTACTTATTTATAAGTTATTGTCTTTTGATTGTTCTTGATAAGGCCTGTGCATAAGATGAAACAACATCGCTGCCTGAATATTCAGGTTGTGTGCCAGTTTCTTCTATTAGAGCTTGCTTAGCTGTTTCTTTAACAACTGATTCGCGAGGGAAATAATTTTCCTTGATAACGGAAACTTTTTCCTTGTAGATATCGGAATTATCGAACTCTACACCTTCTAGAAGTTTTGTTAATTTGTTTACTTCAGTATCTGCTAGATCTTTAGTCATTTCTTTAATGATAAGTTTCTTTTTAAGATCTGTTACTTCAGTATTCAAACCAATATTATTTGCCAACTGACTATTTAGATTTTCTTCCAACTCTGTTACTTTACCTTGTAAATCACCTATTACATCATATTTTTCTTCAGGCACTTCAATGTAATGTTCTTTGAAGAGAGCCTTAAGTCCCGACATAAAATCTTCTGCGATTTCTGTACGAAGACCATTTTCTATCGCTAATTTATTTTCTTCCATCCAATTCTCAACTACATAGTTAAGATATGAATCGATTTTTTCTACTACGCCTTCCTTATATACATCAAATTCTTCTGCATATTTTTCTTCTAAGGAAGCTGCTACTTTTTCCATTTCGTTATTTACGCGAGCAATAACTGCTGCTTCAAAAATGGCTGTAGCTTTTTCTCTGAATTCTTCTGATAGGCCTTCACCGAAGATTGGAGATAAATCAATTGGCTCAACAACTGTTTCTTGAGCTTCAATTGTTTCTTCTTCGGTTTCTTCCTCTTCCGAAACAACTTCTAGATTTTCATCTGATTCTGTTTCTTCACCGTGTTGCATATGATTACCGGTGTTCTGAGGGATAGAAGACAAACTCTGTACAGTGGTGAAATTAGGTGCATCGCCTACAGGGCCCTTCATTGCAATAGTATTTTTAGAAATACCTTTTGCAGTAATAGATCCTTGGTTAGCATCTTTTTCATCACGGTCTTCGTGACTTGCTTCTTGAGAGTCGCCTTGCTTGGGATTGCCACTATCGCCAGCATTGGCAGGTTTGATTGTGGAATCTTTTGGCTTTGTCGGTACCATAGGCCCAGCTTCTTCATTTAAAGAAGAAGCTTTAGCTGTTACGCGTTCTAGCAATTCCTTAACTTTACTTTCTACTGACATTAGTGTCTCCTAAATGTATGAATATACTCAATCAATATTTATAATTCTAGTTACCTAGACAATTGATTTACGAATTGTTCAAATATTTTTAATTTAACTTCGTCCAATTCCTTGGCAGAAGCCTTCTTAATTGTTTTTTGTGCAGCCTCAATTTGTGTTGCTTTCCAAATACCATTCTCACAAATCCATTCTACATTTTCCATAATACCTTGCACAAAGGCATCCGGCGCAGAAGGATCAGCAACAATATCTACGGTTGCTAGATGAAAGTCATCTTGCACTTCGTTGATTCCGTTTGAGTTCATTTTTAACGATCCTAGACCTCTAGTTGATACGCCTAAACGAACTTCATTTTCTATTAAGTTTTTAGCAATAATTCACATTGGCATATCTAAGATTTTAGCTTTACCGTATACATCATTACCTTCCATTTTTAGGCCGGTAATTAGATGGGAAACTTGATGTAAATTAATCGAAGGATTTTCAGGATGTCCTAATTCTCCCAATGAACGTTTTTCGCCGATAAGTGATTGGTACTTAGTTACTTCGCGTTCCATTATACCTTTACCGTAAGAACGGTTATTTCTATTTGGTTTTTCTGCTTGTGCAAAAATACCTTCGATAAAAATGTTCTTACCGCCACCTTGTTTCTCTTCTACAAGGTATTTTAAATCTTGTGCAACTTCTTTAATTAATCTCATTAAAATTCCTTACTTCTTAGTTTGTTGGTCTGGCTCAATAAAACCAGCAGGCTTTGAAATAGTAAAATATACTAAAGAATTCGCCGGCATTGCAACAAATATATTAGCGTTATTATTAGCTGTATCTGAGAATCCCATTGTTTGAGTCATAGACCAGTTATCATTTCCATTAAGATATAGTATTGCTGTACCGCCGCGAGAAACAACAATAGGAATAGAGCCAGGAGTAGACCACATTACACCAGTAATATTCATTTGGACATTTGGTTGATCTATAGTTTCATCGGCAATAGCAAGATCTGCACTTGTAATATTTGCTTGACCATCACCAACTATTTTTACAACTGCTTGTTGTCTAACTTTTTTAAGTATTGTTCTTATTGTTGCCATGTCTTCCTCTTATTTGCTTAAACGGTTGATTGCTTTATCAACACCAGCAATACGTTTATTGGCCTTAGTTAAGAAAGTCTTTCTTTCTTTAGATCCTGGCGCTGCACCTCCAGCTTGATGTGCGTTAATTGCAATACCGGACATTCCGGATGTTGCTTTCTTGACGTATGATCCAAGAGTTGATTTTTTCAATTCATCAATCTGTTCTGTTTCTTCAGTTTTCAACTTAACAGGTTTTGCAGGTTTTGTTGACGTATTAGTATTAGAATTAGTAGTGCTAGAACTACCGGTAGTTTGTATTGATTTAGGAACAGTATTTTGTACTATAGGTTTAGCAACATCCGATGCTAAAGATCTGCCCGCAGAAGCTACAGTTTTTACTGCCCCGCCTACTGCTTTTCCAATTGCTCCTAGAATTCCTTCATCTTGTTGTCCAACTTCTTCATTACGAGATTTTCCCTTAGCAGCATAAGAAGCAGCCAACGCCATTTGAATACGTTTAGCTTTAGATTTGCCTGCAAATTTTGGATTGTCAGAATGTACAAAGTCGTGAATGTACGTTCCGGCAGGATCAGATGCCTTTAGCTTTTCTTCTAAATACTGTTCTCTAAGCTCGTTAAACTTCTTCATGTTCTTTTTCTGTTCCTATAGAAGTTGCAACTTCCTGTTTCTTTGCTTCTAACGCATCCGACACTTTACTTGCAATGATTTCATTAAATTTTTCAACAGCATCTGACTGTTGATTATTAATGATGCTGTCTACCATAGATTGTATAACTGTTGATTCCATAACTTCTCCTATAATCATTATTTATTTATTGCTGAGGTTCCTGCCCAGGAGGCAATTGACCAGGCGGCATGCCAGGCATTCCTATCGGTGGCGGTGGAGGTTCTGTCTCTATTTGAGCTTTCATCTCCTTCATTTCTTTATCCGACATTCTCAAAATATTTTTCATAACATATGCTTGGCTATAATATGCGCCAACAAAAGGTTGAATTTGATTCAACAGATCAATTCTGTTTCTCAAATTCTCAGCATTTTTCATTTCTTCAAAATACTGATCCTGAGCATATCGATAATCTATTTCATTCTTTATTGAGTTCCAATCTTTTTCTGTTAAAACACCCTTTAACAACAACTGAGTTTTTAACAAATCATTGAATAGCTCATTAAATTTTACTCTGAGTCTGCCGACAAATTTAGCAAATTTTAATTCATCTCTAGTAATCTCTGTTGCTCTGCCAAACGATATACCTGTTTGGGGTTGCATTCTTGATAACGGAACATTTAATGCCTGATATAATTTAGTTTGAAAATAATTAATATCGTCAATCTGACCTAAGTTTTCGCCGCCAGGCAATGTAGTAATTTCTGTACCTCTGCCGCCTTCTCTTCTAGGCAACCAAAAATCTTCCAACATAGACATAAATTTACGATCGTCTCTAACTTCTCCAGTACTGGAATCATAAACAATCTTATTTCTATAGCGAGCCATAATATCTTTTAAATATTGCTCTGCTTTCAATTTTGGTAAATTGCCCACATCTATATAAAATATTCTTCTCTCAGGTGCTCTTGCCAATCTGTAAATAACTAAAGAATCTTCCATCATCTTTAATTGATTCACAGGTTTAATTGCTTTATGCAATTGACCTAAAACTACATTCTTATCCAAATCCATTATACCCGAAGGTACAAATGTAATAGCATCTAAAGAAATTCTTATGCCCTGATTCGCAGCATGTGTAGTAAATCCTGGATTATAAGTGATACCTTTTTCATTGTATAAGAAATACTCTTCAACAGACTTAATAATCTCTACGCCACTATCTTTATCTTTTTCTTTCTTAACTTCACGTATCTTCTTTATTTTCCTTGGATCTAACACTATCGTCTCTAAAATACCACGTTTAGGATTTTTAGTATCTACGATCTTTTGAAAGTATAATCTACCATCTATGTACCATCTTTTAAAATAATCAAATCCTTTGGTATCAAATTCAATCATTTTCATCAATGCAGTAAATTCATCAAGGATAGTATCTTTAATATCGTCAGGAATATCTAATCTATCTAAATTAATTTGTACTACAGCCTCATCGTCTATAGCAGCAATTGCTTCAGTTAATATTTCATCTATTGCTGCAGATGTATCTGAATACATTGCACATTCGCGATATCTGGTAATAAGATCATATTCAGATTTTGCGGTTGCATCTAAATCAACATACGTTCCAAAATATCCACCCGCTTGTACAGTGGATGCTCCATCGTCAGCAACAGGCGTGGCAAACCCCTGTAGTTTTCTGTCTATAGGAGGTTCTTCATCCTCTCTACCAATAGTAAAGCCAAATAGTTTAATTGCCATAATTTAATTCACTTTTTAAAATTAACCTAATGATGTTAATGCGTCGACCAATTGTTGTGCTGGATTATTAGAGAATTCAAAAGATTGATACTGGAATGATACACCAAATGTCGACAACTGATCGTTGGATCCAAAATCTAACGCAACTGCTCCCAAGTCTACAGGGAAGGCTCCTAATAATTTATATTGTTTTAGAACTGCGCCATTACGATCCAATTGGGAAACAAACATATCTGTTTGATATGTGGCTGGTTGTAAAGCACCTGTCTTGTTAGCAAGATCTTCTATTCCGTTCATCCATTGTTCAATGGCTGTTCTAATAGTAAATCCTGAGTCGTTTAGAACTGTACAGTTAAATGGAGCAAACTCTCTGTCGCCTGCCATTTTAACTAATCGTCCGCGATAATAAACTGGAGCAACCCCGATGGTTTGTCCTGGTAATTCCGCAACACTAACTAAAAAGGGCGCCTTTGCAAGAGCAGCAGTTCTTCCCGAAACATAGTTAGGGAAGGTCATTTGAACTGCAAACTGATTCGGTCTTGCGCCGCCGTTTGTAAGTTCTGCTTTAAATCGTTCTACATTAAATGGTATTGCCATTTTTATTATTCTCCTGTTATGCGCCTACTTCTTCGAAAGATACGCCAGTTCTTGTAGCTATAAAGTTCAACTGGATAAAGTTAATCGATCTTGCAGGCTTGATGTAAATATCTGCAACAAATTGATTTCCATCAATTACAGAAGCTGGGTTGTTTGTTTCGTCGCAAACAACTTTAAAGTCTGTAATACCTCTGCGACCTTGTACATCTCTTAAGAATGGTTCTACAAGGTTTCTAAATTGTCCGCGAGTAAATGGATCATTAAATTCAAATAACTGGAATTTAGATGCTGTAGAAATTGCTTTTTCAAGAACAATAAACAATCTACGTACGTTAATACGATCAAATGCGCTTGGTCTTGATTGTAGAGTTTTATCACCAAACAGCAATGTTCCTTGTCCTGGGAATGTTACTACAGGATTTACACCCTTCTTGTACAATGTATCTCTATCTGTCTTGGATGGAGAATATGCCAATTTAACTACATTCTTAATAACACCTCTATTATATCCCGCAGGAGAGAACCAAGGATCTGCAATGTAATCTGTTCTTGCTGCAAGACCTGCAATATCCCCGTTCAATGGAACATAACGATATTTGTCGTTATAACGATCGTACTGATATTTCCAACCAGAATCTAAAACAGCATAAGAAGAATCTGTTAAAGTATTTCTGTAAGAAACAATATTATCTGCAGGAGTTGTAGAATTAACAACTGAAGTGTATGGAGGTGATACAAATACTACAGCATCTCGTCTGGTTGACGCAATGCCAATAACGCTATTAACTACTGATACATCTGTAGTTGGTCCCATTGGGATTAAGCTAACATCATACAATTCGTCATTAGAGAAAAGATTATATCCAATTGATACATTTCCTGAAGAAACACTATCTGAAGAAACCCCGCCGGATAAAGTATTTGTAACTGCAGAACTTAATACTGCAAATGTTTTATTTGAACCAGATGTTCCCCAGTTTGTACCTTGTGAAGGATGATCCATCCACCAAACATAATTAGATTGATTATTAATTACGTCTCTGTAATAATTGGTTGATCCATCGGAATTTTTAGCATCAGATGCTTTAGATAAGAATGAGAATTTTTCAAGTACATAACCAGATGTACCTGACCAAGTTCCATTTGAATCCACAACAATAACGTGCATCTCGTCCAACGATCCACTCTTACCAGAAACGTATGCAGATGTTCCTGGAGCAGAATCAAAATTAGCAGCATATTGCCATGTGCTAAATGTATTAGAATCCGCCATTGAAACTCTAATAGAGTTTCCTAATTCTCCGGGATACTTAGCAGCAAATTCTCCAACTGTTGCAGATCCATTTTCATAAGTTGCCTGATAAAAATCTCGATTTGTAATTAGTGTAGGATTTGATGTAACTGTTGCATTTGCAGGAGTACTAAATCCTGCAACTGTACTAACTGTAACTGTAGGAGCAG